GTCATATATTCATTTTCACCATAATGAGGAGACAGGAGAGCAGGTAGCTTGCGCTATAGCGGGTGGTACTGAATGGGAAGTTATTATACCTGACTTTGGAAATGGGAATAAGGTAGAGATATGAGCAATGGAACCCAATTGAATAAGAGCCTATCTGTAGGCCATGTACTAGCCACGGTAGGTTTGATAATCGGTGGTTTTGCATTTATATATGATTTAAGAGAGAGCGTAGCAATACAGTCTTTCCAGTTAGGAAATGTAGAGGGTAGATTAGAAAGAGTAGTACAGCGCACAGACGATCAGTTTGGTGAAATCATGGATCACCTTATTCGATTGGAAGAGAAGTTAGATTCCATGATAATTGAAGACTAGGAGAAAAATGAAGAAACTTTTATTTGCACTGTTAATGCTACCTATGAGTCTGTTCGCAGCAGACTTTGACAGGATAGGTGTAGACGTATCCGGTTCCAACGATCAAGGTGTTCACTTTGGTATTGCTAATAGTGGAAGCCTGAGTCTTGGTTTGGCTGGTGAGGGATATACATTCACCTTCGACCAAGATGGTAACGATATGGCAATCAGTTCATACGGTGTTGAACTAAGTAGGTCTGATTCCAAGAATGTAGGAGTAGGTTATGGAGCGGGAATTGGTATTCTTGATGGTGGGGTTCATTATAACTGGATGTCTAGTGGTGACCATGTTGTAGGAGGAGCCACTACGCTCACAGTTGGGGGGTTTGACCTTGCAACCTCCGCAGATTGGAACCTGAGCGCCTCTGACATCACAGGAAAAGTAGGAACTTCAATGGATTTGTTCGGTGCGAAGGCATCCGCAGTATCCAAGTGGGACATAGATGATCTATCTTACGACGGTTTGGAACTGGCTGCTGGATACTCTATACCTGTTGCTGCCGGTATACATCTCACTCCATCCGTGGGTGTTGACTTCGACAGTGACTGGGGGCGTGGCGATGCAACTGCTTCTGTTTCTATTAGGCTATCATTTGGAAGCAATGGAATTCCATCATCTTAAAATAGTTAAGGAATCTTATGGGAAACATCTACTGTTTACTGTAAAGTTATCAGCCATGCTTCTTCTTTTAGCAGGATGCGCTATTTTGCATGGCATATTTCCATTCATTTTAACGGGTATGGTATCTGATAAGGTGAAGAATTTGAATACGGTGTTGAGTGAGAGATGAACATAGACGCTAAATTCTTTGGTATTATTATTTTCTTAGTCAGCCAAACCGCAGCAGGAATATGGTGGGCTGCAAGCTTATCTTCTGAGGTTGAAAGGTTGGCTGGCATACAAGGAACTTCTATTCCATCAATAGAGAAAGCGATTGAAGGTCTTGATGTGATGGGATTCAGGGTAGATCAACTCAGCAAAGAGTTAGAGAGAATAAATGATCGTAATGATTCCATAGAGAATCAGCACTCTAGACTGTTTGAGGCTTTGCAAGGTAATCAAATACAGCAAAGCAGCAAGGGTTATGGTGGATACGATTAATGAGCGATGCTATTGATGTAAGCGACAGAACTAAATTCGCTATGCCTATACGCAATCTTATTTCTTTGATTGCTTCTGTTGCGGTAGGCGTTTGGGCTTACTTTGGGATTATTGAAAGACTGAATACAATTGAGACAAATTACATTCTCATGCAGAATGATGTTTCAGAGAACACAATTTTCTCGCGAGAGTGGCCTCGGGGGAACCTAGGCTCGCTGCCCGCGGACAGTGAACAGTTCATGTTAATTGAACACTTATCGGGGGAGTTCGACAAACTTTTGCAGAATATCGAAACAGGTAAAGCACCGTTCGATCAGCAGCAAGCACTTACATTAGATTTCTATAAACAGAGGATAGAAACTCTTGAGGGCAAGGTTGAAATACTAAAAGATACAGTGGCAGAACTTAAGGCATATAATGGAAGCGCACGATGATTATTAAAACAATGTTTGTCCTTATGCTATTCCTTAATGGTAATGTTATAGAGTTCATGGGTCATCACGAAAATTCTGATGGTGAATGGGTAGAGATGGGAGTTCCGGGATGTCTCGCTATGAAGAGAACTCTAAGTCGGAACGGATGGAAAGATAACGCCGATACAAATACCAGATACGCTTGTGAGAAGCACCGAGTGGCTGTTGAAGACAATTGGGAAGGCAGAGAAGTTGTTCGTAAAATCTTAGATTAAACAAGGAGAATAAAGATGGCAGGAAGAAAGAAGTATGCGGCTCGGCGCCCTAGAGATGCAAAGTTAGATGAGCGGCTTGGAATGACCAGAGGCAAGCAGTCAGGAAAGAAAATGTCTGCATTAGGTCGCCGTAAAGTTTCTAGAGCAACCAAAAAGAAGTGAGCAATGGTAATAACCGAAGCGGCGCAAAACAAAGTCGATCAGGTTTTGAATGGAGACGGCTTCCTAGAGATTTGTTTGGAAGGTGGAGGCTGTTCTGGATATCAGATAAAACTGAAGGGAACATCAGAAATTCCTTCGGGCGCGAAGATGCTTTCAGATACAATATTCTCTGATTCTATCTCTCTAGACTTATTGGGAGATGCAGAGATGGACTGGAATGATGACCCGTTCAAACCATCATTTAAATTCACTCCGCCTACGGGTTCCCATTCATGTGGGTGCGGATCAAGTTTTCAATTAGACTAATGGAGATTTTAAATGGAACCGTTAAAAAAGTTGTGGGACGAAGTAAGGTCAAAGCCGTGGATATGGGGCGTAATAATTCTCATTATTGTAATCGGTGGATTCTTCGGGGACTAATCCTATCATGTTTATTGAGTCTGACGGGGTGCGGGACGCTGAAGAGCAGCCTTATAACGGGAGCGGCAACGAGCGGAGTTGTAGCTGCGACCTCTGTCTTTCCGGGTGGTGTGATTGCACCAGTGGTAGCAGGGGGAGTGACGGCTGCGACTGCCTCTGCTTTGAGTGCGGAAAAGCCCGGTAAAGCGGCCAACATAACCGCAGATACAGTGGTCAATAAAGCGCCTGATAATTTTTGGACATTGTTAGGTAAATTGATCTCAATGGGCGGTTGGGCATTAATATTGATAGTGTTAGTTCCAATGTTGTTCTCTTGGCTGATGCCGGGACCAATTCAGTTTAAAGGGAAAAAGAAAAATGGCTCGTAGTATTGCATTAGAATATAAGAATCATGGATCTAAACCGGCTGAGAAAAAGAGAAGAGCGGCAAGAAATACTGCTAGGCGCAGGGCTATCAGTTCTGGAAAAATAAAGAAAGGAAGTAAAATGGATGTCCATCATAAAGATGGAAATCCTAGAAACAATTCCCCGAGTAATTTAACTTTAGTTGCTAGGGGAAAAAATAGAAACAAAAGTCCGGGTAGGCCGAGAGGCAAGAAGGACAGTGTTAAAAGGAGGCCTCGTGGCAGCAAAGTCTAAGTTTCCCTCTTTGTGGGATTTAAAAATGCAAAGACGACTGGAAAGTCTTTTTGATCGAGGGGGGACATTGATTGAAGCCGCCAGAGAAATGGGGATTTCCAGATCCACTCTTAATAAGTGGGTTAACAGTACGGACAAACAAAAGGAGAATTTTCGTGAGACCGTAAAGATAGGAAAGGAAGCCTCAGAAGCGTGGTGGATTCGGCAAGGCCGTGAAAATCTTGAAACTAGAGGTTTCAACCACGGCCTTTGGCTGATGAATATGGTCAATCGTTTTGGATGGACTTCTTCTCACAGCAAGAAGGAAGAGAGGAAGGAAATAGAACATACGGTTGAAGTTAAAAAGAAAGTAGATGTGGATGCCATTCTTGATAAAGCCATTAAGAAGGGCGTCGAAGAAATAGAAAAGACGATTCACTAGGGGGCGCTATGATTTCGACAGAAATAAATGTTAACTCACTTTCTGGACGCGGGTTTGATTCCCGCCGCCTCCACCAGAGGATATAATTATGCCCGGACCAGTTGGGAAGAAGCCCGCCTATGTTGCCCCAGAGATGAGGGGCGTGAGCGCACTGGAAGGTCCAGAAGTCGGAGGTCTTGATTTTGGCGCCTTGGCTGCTACAGTTCTAGAGGATGCTTCAAATGAAATAGTTACTTATAAGGATCGGTTGGGCAGAACTAGAGAATCTCGGTTTGTTCAACCTCCTGTTACAGGGCAAGTAAGTGAAGAACTTTATACTGGGGCAATCGAGGATAGAACTGATGCCGGGTCTAGAGCGCGTATAGATGCGATGAGGGGAGAGTTGCCCGGAACTTTAGCTGGGCAAC